GTTTAGGGTAACAACTCCTGCAAACGCATCCTCTGCACGACCAATGATGACTACGCCTTGCGCCTGCCCTTCTCCATAACACATCACCAACTTGTATATCAGTAGCTTGAAGTGCTGTTGCTCTTCTTCTGACATCTTGTTGATTCGATGTTCTAACTCTTCCTGTGACATTGCTTCGCTCATGATAAGACCTCCTTTAAAGTTTGTATGTTGTCCTCATTGATGACAACGGCTATCCCCCCTGCGCCACGTATGCGGCTTAGATGGGCTTCTTGTAGAGCGGTGGTTTTACCCTTACCCGCTTTCGCTTCAATGCCGACGAACTTGCCGCCAGCACACACGAGAAAGTCAGGCACCCCTGAGTTTCCGTATCCTGTTCCGATGGGCATGGCGTAGTACACGCCCAACTCATCTAGTATCTTACGTATTTGCTTCTTGACTTTTACTTCTGGTGTTGACATGTCAACCTCCTGTTAATTAGGCGAGGGGGTAAAGTAGATTACGCGCCCCCTCGTATCGCGTTGCGGAATGGTAACAAGGGTTAACTTTCGAGGGACTTGACAGCCCCTTGTTACCGACAAAGTGTGGTTGCATCTACTAGGCTTGCACAAATCGTCCCTATCACACCTGTCAGTCCTTGTATTCTTTTGTACTTCTTCTGCCTGTATGGTTAGGTTTTGGGCAGTTCTCAGGCACGTCAACGACGACCCAGATTGCGGCTAGTGTATTGCGGTGAGTTGACTTCTCCCACCGATCGACATACACACCAAACACACCCTCCAATGATTTGTTGACAGAGCGCTTCTCTATGCCAGTGAACTTGGCTATATCGCTTGACTTCAAACCATCGGGGTGTCGTTTAAGTAACGCACGAATGATATTGTGGTTACTCTTCACTGTCCATCTCTCCAACACACTGCGTCCACCTGTTACTAAAGATCATGCTATTCCACATTGATACTGACGGCATGTGATTGTGTGACTTGGTTGGCGCTGTATACCCTGCATGTGAAACCCACCCAATAGTTTTAAGTGCACGCACGCCCGACACCCACACGTTTGGATGCAGGCTAGCGGGTCTACGTAGTTTGTGTTTTGCGCAGTACTCACGGAACTCATCGCCAAGCACAACAGGCTTTGTACAGAGTAGTTGTTCAGCAAGCTTTAGGTATTGCTCAACAAACTCAGGCTCTTCTTTCATCGCCTTACTCCAACACTTCTCTGCTAACTTTATGGCGTTTTCCATGCGTGTGTCGTCCATCTTAACCTCCAAACATTTTCTTGAGGTAATCATACAACTCGCGTGCCTGTATCACGTTCATGTGTTTGACAACTTCTTCTGGAGGCTTACCAAACACAATCGTGTTCACCACGCGCTTGCTCGTAGCTTCGGGTTGTAGCGCGGCAATGCCATCGTTCTGGGGCTCACGAGCCTTAGGTGCAGGCTTCGCCTTAACCACAGTCTTCTTGGCATACTTAACGCTCGCCTTCATAGGGGTGTACTCATCCACAGTAACGCGATAGCCGTGGTTGTTATCTCGCACAGCAAGCCCCGCACGAACGAACTGCGCCATGAGTGCTGTGACTGATGACTCTTTGAACCCATGTTTGGCTAGATCACGGCTCGCGGCTGTGGATGTCGTGCCGGGGTGCAATTTAATATAGTCAAAGGTGACTCGGGTTACGTTGTTCTGAACTTCGAATACTGGTCTATTTTGCATAAGTTTCTCCTTAAGTTGTTGTCCTGTGGGGGTGGGTTCCCACGCATCGATTGCGGTTTTAAGTGCGGTTTGAATATCAGGCATGATTGTTTCCTTTCTGTTTATAGTTCCAAGCGTGGGACTGGACGGGAGTCCAACCACTTGTCGCCAAGCCTACGGATACAGCGTACCCACTGGCGTTGATAGCTACGGATAGTTTCAGGTGGCGCATCGTATGTAGCAAAGATGCGACGAACGTGTGTTAAGTATTTAATGTTCATGATTACCTTTCAGAAGTTGAACTTGTCGAGGATGGCGTCTACGTTTCTCTTGACGTCTTGACGAATAGCCTCGTTCTTGCGCAAGTCTGTTGGTGTAACTCCCACGAGTAGCTGTTCCAACTGACTACGTGCAGTCTCAAGAGCCAAGTCATTGGTTACATTCAATGCCTTGGTGAGATCACACAACTCTAGCGCACCATCGACAAGCGTGTCGTGGAAGCGCCTTTGCTTAGCCTCACCGCCAATGTAGTCAGTAGTCAATCTGTCCGACATACGTTTGAGGTGGGTGCTAAGTCTCTCACGCACATCTGCCATAGCAGAGTCGATGCGTTCCTGTGTCAGAGATTCAAGGCGAGCCTTGAGTTCTGCCTGTGCTTGGTTGCCCACGTCTACGCGGAAGTCACCCGATGATGGGACTGGCATGTAGTTAACGCGGAATGAGAACTTAGTCATCATCTCATTAGCGGATGGGTAGTCATCTCTCTTGAACATGTCACCGAGAGCCAATGCCTGCGCCGTGATAAGCGTAGGGTAGATAACAACGAAAGCCTTGACCAGTGTCTCCATCTCTTCCTCGAAGTCATTCATGCGCTCAGTGAACTTCATGAAGTTGATAGTAGGTAAGAGACGCAGACCTGAGTCAGACCAAGGTGCTGTATTGTCGTACACGAATTGACGTGCGCGACCGACCGCTTGTTGGATGATGTCCAACTCGGTGCGACCTGCGAGCAGGTGCTTGTTGACACGGGCGGCATCTTTAGCCCCCGCGTTCTTGCTTGCTACCACTTCGTTGGTGGTAGTCTTGTCTAGCTTACGTGCTGTCCACACAGAAGCGTTGAACTCCACAAGCATTGCGCATGTGTCGATGTTGAGGCGAGGTGTAGTTGTCATGATATGAACTCCTTGTGATTACTTGGTTGAGAAAAAGATTTTGTGCTCGGCTAACATGCGACCGAACTCATTGATCGTAGCGAACAAAGCCACACGCTGACTTGTTGCTACTGTGTTGCAGAAGATCGATTGCATCTCTGCACGCATACGCCACACGTACTTGACGATGGCTTCTGCTTCTGTCCTGTCCGCCACGCGAGTAACGAACTGGAATACTTGAATCAACTGCGCCGTAGGGTTGTCGGACAGCGGTGCTGTATCAGGCGTCTTGATGACACGCGAGTACTCGCAGATCTCACGACCGAAGCGAATGAACGATGACAATGCCTCTGCCGTAGTAGCACCGACAGTACCCTTGAGAGCCGCCTCAAGTGTTTCGTCATCGAGAACACCAAGACCCGCATCGAGGATGTCACTAGCGGCAACCAACGAGCGAGGTGTAGCGTATGCAAGTTGCATAGACTTGGGGTTGAAGATGAAGCCGTTGTCTTTGGACAAGTCCTTGCCCTCGAACATACCGCCCTTCTCGTAGTCAAGGAACGATTGCATAACGCGTGGCTCGTTGCTGACGAAAGCAATAATCATTGGGTTGACACGATTGTCAGTAGCCCACTTGACCCACTCGTCAGCGCTAGGCTTACGCATCTTGACGAACACCAAACGATTACGCAAGTGTGCTTGAATGGAATCACCAAGACCCTCGATAGAAAGATTGGTGAAGCACACAACGACACTGCCCTCGGGCATGCTTAGATTGCCGACCCTGCGCTCATAGATGATCGGAGCCAATACATTCTTGATGAACTGCGGTGCCTTGGCGATCTCATCAAGACCTACGAGGATAGGCTTGGAGTTGTTGACACCGAGTTGATTGAAAGCACTAACACCGAAGCGCTCGTTGGGTAACTCACGAGACACGCCATTCTCACGATCGAGGTCAGGCATCCACACAGAGCCGTCAGACAACTGAGTGCAGTCAATAGGTTGCACAGCGATGTGGTCAGCAAACTTGGGTAGCTTGCGTAGCGCATGGAACAGGGCAGTCTTGCCGATGCCGTTCTCGCCCTCCACAATTACTGTGCGCTTGTCACCGACAGCGGCAATGAGGGAAACAACTTGTGATGCAGATAAAAAGTTATTCATGATATAGATCTCCAAAGATTAAGTTAAACAGAAATGTGCAAGACTTTGCCATGAGTAGGAACGAATGACTCGTTCTCTACCACACCCCACAGAGATGGCATTGGGGTATTCGGGGTATCGCAACCAAGGTAACCATCTGTCAACCAGACGATTGCCCGAGCGTCGATCTTGTGTTCCCTGATGTAGTCGACAACAACATCAGGAGTAGTACCGCCACCGCCCTTGGGGTTCATGAGCGAAGCGATCTGTTCGTAGTCAGCAGGCTTGAATGCTTGGTCACCACATACAGTAGTGTCCCACCACAACACACGCACACCCGCAGGCTTGGTGATGTTGCAGATGCGAGCGATCTCACCGAACAGCAGACGATAGTATGGATACATAGAGCCCGATGTGTCGACAGCAAGTATCAACTCACCGACTGACTCTGTGAAGTGTGATGGCATAACGAAGCCCGAAGCAAGCAAGCGTTTGTTGGGAGGACAGAATCGAGAGTTGTCATCGCCCGCAGAGATAGAGCTAATCCATTCCTGCAATGCTTGCTTCCAGTCAGTCGTGCGTTCCTTGGCAGTACCTAAGATGTCACGACCACCACCCTCTTTACCCGCAAGCTTACGTGCAAGTATCTCGCCTTGACGATTGGCATCGTCGACCTGTTTGATAAGCTTGTCTCGCTCGACTGGGTCATTGTCAAACTCACCATCCTCGTGTGCATCGAGGGGCTCATCGAAATCACCACTACCATCGCCGTTGCCCTCGCCCTTCTTTGGTTCCTTCTTGCCCTGCTTGAGTAAGTCGTTGAGTACCTGAGGGAATGACCAACCGAAGTATTTGCGATCAATGAGCAACGACTCAGTAGGACGCTCGACAAACTTGAAGTCGGGGTCAAGTTCCTCGATCAACGCATTGACCACGTAGTCCTGTGCCATGTTGGTAAGCCTAGGCATCTTGCGTGAGTACTCTTTGAACAAGATGCAATGCTTGAGTGCAACGTGAAAGTTCTCGTGCAGTACAAGGTAGCGCATCTGCTTGCGGTTGAGTGGGGCGATGAAGTCAGCGCCATACTTCTTGTCACGACCATTGGTAGCGGCAGTAGGTATCTTGGTAGACACCTCGCTCTTACCTAGCATGATGTCGCCCGACAGCAAGGCGAACTTAGGGTGACGCATACAGTCAATGTTTGCGGCTTGGACTCTCTGATTGAGAGTCATCTTCTCATAGCTCATAGTGCTTCTCCTGTTTTGTTTAAAGAAATTATAGCATAGGTTGTCAAGTCTTTGACAACCTAGCGGAAACCCTAAGGTTACTTAGGTGTGAATATTAGAACGTGGGTATTCAGAATTTCTAGGGAATTGTTTCACCTCCTCTGGTTTCTTAAGTGAGTTACTGCCAACGTATTTCTGTATCCTGTCAAGGATGGCACGCCTGAACTCGCCCATCTCGATGGGCTTCTTCAAGTCATCGATTGAACTTGTGGTCTGACTGCGGGAGTACCAGTTGCCTTGGATGTGGAAGTCTGCTTGGTCAGAACCGCGCTTGGATGCGATGATGTTGAACGCGCTCTGACACATATCAAAGAATGTATCAATGAACCGCTGTTGTGGATCGGGGTCATTCCACATCTCTTGTATCGCCATGTAGTACTCGCGGTTGTATCCCTCACCACCGAACGCTTGACCATACTTGTAGTCAAGCCTGCACTCAGCTTTGAACTCTGGCATACGCATCTGTGCAAGCATGATGTAGGGCTCGAAGTGTGCGGCAACACGTTGCTTGAACTGGCGGACATCTTTGTCCGCGACTAGTCGGTAGTGCTTGGTGTGTCGTGAGCGTGTGATGTCGAGAGTGCCGTCAACCCAATAAGAATCTAAGCTAAACATCACACCCTCATCTTGCATGAAGTGCTTGGTATAAATTGGCATAATGATGCGCTCATCTGCATGCACGTCATCCTCCCAAATACTATTCACCCCGCACTCAACGCGTAGTGTGTGACGCATGAA